GCAACGCCACCCCCACAAAGGGGAACACGGCACTGCTCATGGTCACCGACGTCAACCTCGTCACCAACGTCGTCACCGTCACCGGTGGCACCATCACCGCGCTGACTGGATCCGCAGTCGTACGCGCCGACACCACCGTCAACAACTGGAAGCGTGAATGGGAAGGCCTCGGCCTGATCGTTGGCTCCGGTACGTTGCACAACATCAACCCGACCACCTGGAAGCGTTGGCTCCCGGGGTACCAGGAATCGTCCGTCGGCACTCTCGCCGAGCTGGACCTCACCCACCTGGCTCAGGGTGTTCACCAGCAGGGCGCGTCGATCACCGACTTGCTCACCAGCTACGGCGTGGTCAACGCATACTGGAACATTCTCCAAGGCAAGCGTCAGTACACCGGCGACCAGGTCAAGAACCTGTCCGGCGGCATGACGACTCCGTCGTTCCAGAGCGTGTTCGGTGACATTCCGATCCAGCCCGATTGGGCCTGCCCCAAGGGCACCATCTACGGCATCAACAAGAAGGAAATGTTCCTTCACCAGATGACCCCGTGGGAGTGGCTCGACAAGACCGGCTCCATGTGGCAGCAGGTTCCCAACAAGGATGCCTGGTCGGCAACGATCGCCCAGTACAGCAACATCGGTATCTTCCGTCGCAACGCCTTTGGCAAGCTGACTGGTATTACCGAAGCGTAACTGGCACACGAACTAAAGGCTCGGTATCTCTTCTGCTCAAAGAGGTGCCGGGCCTTTAGACTGTACCCAAACCGAGGAGGAGCAACATGGGACACATCGACTTCAACGACATTGCAAACGGTCTACTCACAGAGAAAGCGCGCCATATCGCGCAGATGGTCAAAGACGTCTCTGGCGGCAAGCTCGAGCTGCGTCGGGTCCCCGAGAGTGACCCCGCTTTTCGGCCGCCGAAAGTGTTCGGTGTGTGGGAGTTCAACGTCGCCAGCGACCAGTCACCGTGGGCATTCACGCTCATGGAAATGTCGATCGACGAGCGTGTCATCGCCCGCATCATCGAGAACGATATGAAACGCTCCGGCGCCAGCGAACGCTTTGCGAAGCTCATGGCTTTCGAGCAGGCTGAAAAAGCTAGCGCGCTCAAGAAATACGGCGACAAGCTCGAGGAGCGCAAAGAGGAAATGCGTGTCATCGGCCGCATGAGCAACCGGTTCTCCCAGTTCACCCACGTCATTGACGGTGAGAAAGTCATCATCGGTGACACCGTACGTTCCCCCCGAAAGACTGTCTAATGGCTAACGAGACGTTCACCTACCGCGGCAACCGCCTGGCGCAAGAGGTCAAGGATCAGTTCGGCGACACCAGCGGCGCGCAGATCACCGACGGCATGCTCCTCACCTGGATCAACAACGGCATCCGTGACATTGCCGTCGCGCATCCGTTCCTGGAGACCAGCGCCACCGCCAACCTGATCGCCGGTGTCAACGTCTACAACATGCGGATGATCTTCCCCGCGAACCGGATCCAGACGTTCAGCATGGTGCTCGCCGGCGGCCGAACACTCCGGCACCATAACCTCTCCGACTTCAAAACCCTGATCGAACGGGTTCACGAGGGGGCTAAGTTAGGTGACCCCACCGATTACACCGTGTTCGGTGGCAGCCTCACGCTCTGGCCGACCCCGACAGAGACCGTCGCCAAAGGTCTCAGCCTGTACTTCTACCAGATGCCCGAAGACGTCCTCACTCTCGACGACGTACTCACCTGCCCCGACCGTTATTACAACGCGCTCAAAGAGTTCGTGCTCGGCCAGGCAAAAGTCCTCAACGACGACCTCGACGGTGCGGCGCTCGCATTCCAGCGTCACGAACAGTCGGTGCAACGTCAGTTCGCGCAGCAGACCGAAAGCCCCAACGCCTACTACCCGAGCATCGGCGTCGACCCTGACGAGGATCGGAGTTTCTTCTAATGCCCTCCAAAGCCACCCCGCTGACAAATTGGGCCGGCGGGTTCAATAACGAATCGTCAGCGTACAGCCTGAACGACAACGAGCTGGCAATGGTGTTGAACATGGAGCTCGGAGCAGACGGTGCCCTCACCGGCCGGCCAGCAATCACCCGGTTCTCCGACTCCTCCACAAACATTCAGCCCCTCGGCTATTACGTGCGAGAAGACGGGGCGACGAGCCTGGTCTATTCCAACTCGGCCGCCACCTACATGATCAACATTCAAACCAAGGTGATACAGACCCTGTGGGCAAATCCTGCCAGCGGGTTCGTTCAGTACAACAACAAAGTCGTACTGATCAGCGAAGCGGTCCCCGGCGGCTACTGGGAAGACGGTGTCTTCACTGCAACCCCCAGCATGCCTCTCGGCCAGGACATTGTCTTCTACCAGTCCCGATTTTGGGCGTTCGGCAAAAAAGGCAGCGCGTTCAGCACGACCTTCTGGTTCTCTGACCTTGACGTCATTACACCGGCGCAGTCGATTTGGAACTGGCAAAAAGGCACGAACTTCCTCACGGTGGCGAAGGGCGATGGGCAATGGATCACCGCGCTCGTCGCCGACACCAACGCGCTCTACGTTTTCCGCTCGAGCAGTACCTGGAAATTCACTTTCCCTGGTGCGCCGTCCGACGGTACTCTGCGTCAGGTCAACGTCAGCATCGGCGCCGACAACAAATACTGCGTTCAGCCGTACGACAACTGGTTCCTGGTGCTCAACGGTGGATTCCTGTACCAGTTTCTCAACGACCGCTACTACGCGCTCAACCAGAAAAAGGTCCGATTCGATCGCCGCCCGTTCAACGGCACGATCCTCCACGACACCCGGCTGAGCGTCTTTGGCCGGCGGGCGATCGTCAGCTTTTTCGGCAACCTCTACGTCTACAACATCATCACCACGACCTGGTCAATGTGGGACAGTCCCGCCAGCCTCGCCAGCCAGTTCTACACCATCCCCTCCACCAGCACCACCGGTGACAGTCGGACAGCTCTCGCAATCACCTTCGACCCCGACGTCCTCAAGCGTGGACTGTGGAAAATCCAGGACGAACCGCTCTCGTTGGGAGATGCCGGTGAAACTATCCGTGGCATGATCCTTACGAAAGCGTACGATTTCGGCTCCGGCGTCAACTTCAAACGCATGACAAATTGGAACATCGAAGCACAGACCGCGCTCGGCGTGGAAGGCATCGCCCAGCCGACGACAATCCCCGGCACCGAGGTCACCTACGCGCAGCTCGACCAGACGACATGGAACCAGCTCAATTTTGGAACCTACAACAACCCTCTGCTCGTCTTCGCTGAGTACATCGACGACGCTGAGTTCCCGACACAGACCCCCGTGCTCGGCGTTTTCAAAATGTCGGCCAGGCTCAAATTCACCCGGCTGTCTTTCCAGATTTTCCTCGACTTCGACGGCACCGCCCGCACGTCACCAACCCGCCTCATCAGCATCGTCCCATTCCTTATGACCGAGGCCAACGTCTCAAAAAAGGTTACCTAATGGCACAATTCGGGCCCATGATGGGCAAATTTGGCACCTACGACGAAATGGTCACCGGTGTAAAGCTGTATGGCGCCGGAAGAACAGGCGCCGCGACCAGTGGCAAACTGGGATCTGCCGGATACAATGAGCGCGAGCGCAAAAACGATCGCAAGAAAAAGGCTATGAACCGCCAGGCCATTCAGCAACGTGGGGCGTTCGGCCCGAATCTAGGAGGACAGTAACATGGCTGGAGAATTTGACCGTCGGGCACGTCGACCACCGAGACGTTCTGGCCCTACTGGCACGTCCGCATGGCAGGCTGCCGCCAATAAGGCTCAGCGCGCACAACCCAACACGACGGCAGCCTGGCAGAACGCTGCCAGCAGTGCTCAGCGCAACGCACCAGCGCGTCCAGCGCGCCCCGCGCCCGCAGCTCCTCCGGCGGCCCCCGCACCCGCGGCTCGTTTCAGCGGTGGCGGTGGTGGCGGTGGCGGCATGGCTCCAGCAGCAGCACCGGCAGCACCCGCGCCGCCGCCCGTCCCCCGCGTCAGCCTTGAGGACTACATTCGTGGCAACTTCCTGTATAAGAATCAGAATACGGAGAACGCCCGCCTCCTCGACGACTTCGACTCGGAGACAATGATGGGCCGCCAGCAGACCGAAGCTGACCAGACCAGCCGGCGCACCGACCTCGACCGCACCATGAACGAAGCCGGCGTTGCTAACGCTGAGGAAAAAGCCGCCCGCGGCACGCTCCGCAGCGGGTTCACGTTCCAGGATCAGGAGAAGATCAACGTCCAGGGCGCACAGCAGCGCAGTTTTATCGACGACCTCCTCACAAACTTCATCTCACAACGTCAGTCGGGCCGCGTCAACGAGCAAGCTCAGGGCCGCGGCCGTAGCAACGCGGTAATGACGAGCCTCACCGACCAGTTCAACAAGACCCAGAACTTCTAAGGGGACTCTCATGGCTAAAGGACCAACAGGGCCCAACGCCTGGCGGGCAGCAGCCGCCAAGGCTCAGCGAGATGCACGCTCAAAATCCTCCTCACGACGCACCAGCAGCAAAGCCGAGCCTGCCGGGTTCGACCTGTTCTCCACCGCGGTAGGGTCGATTCTTGGTCTGCTCAACGGTGAGGCACCTGCCGGTGGTGGCGGTGGCGGTGGTGGCGGTGGCGGCGGCTCGCGTGGCGGTGGAGGCGGCGG